TGTAACCGGTGATAACCCGCAATATGTAAACGAAGAAGAGACTGCTGCTAGTAGTAGCTCTATTATATCGAGTATAGTTTCCAAGCTAAGTAAAAAGAAAAAGACAAATTTTGAAATTAAAATAGGAGTTAACGTTCCTGGAAAAACAGTGTTTAATGCTTTAAAAGAAGAATTAGGAGAAGAAGAACTTTTAGAAGGACTAGACTATCATGTAGAAAATCAAATAAATAATATAATCGAAGATATTAAAAATCAAGTAAAAACCCAAATATCAAAAACTTATGAGTAATAGAAGAGAAAAGAGAAGAATGTTTAAGCAATTAGGGATACTTAAAAAATTAAGTAAACTACAATTCATGGACCCTACTAAAGTTGAGTTTAGAAAAAGAAATAGAGCTGAGGGAAAAGCAAAACATGAGAAAATGGTTGAAGAATTAGAAAATGCAAGATATGAAAGATTAGAGCATTTGTCAGCAGCATATTTGGCTAAAATGAAAGAAGAAGGTTATAATACTAAAGAGCTTACATTATTAGAGGAAGCATTCGCTTTAAAGTCTGTAAAAACTGAAACTTATAGAGCAGATAGAAAAAAAGCAAAAGAATTAGAAACTGAAGCTTTAGCTTCTATGGAAAATAGAAATAAAAAGTAATGATTAACATCAACATAGAATTAGCAAATAACGGAGTTATTAAAATTGTTGAAGACGATAATATTAACGGTGCTGGTGAAGTATTTACTACCAGCACTGTATATCCTTTTGAAGATGATCCGGAATTTAAAAATAGATTAAAATTCATAAATGATATTTGTTTAGATGTTGGTTTAGAAAAAGGTAGTGATTTAGACCCTAAAAAATTAGAAGTTAAAGTTACTCCAAAACCTAAAAAAATAGAAGAATTAACGGCAGTAGAATTAAAAGCTAGAATAACTAGCGCTGAAAGACTTCTTGATAGGTATAAAAAACAACTTACCAAATATGAAGTTAAAAGTTGATTGCATCTGGTGCAAAAATAAAACACAGTTCAATAAACTTGCTAAAGAAATAAGAAAGCAAGATGATTTTGACAAAACAAAAACCCAAATAATTTCTTATAACGAAGTCTGTGATAGGTTATCTAAAAGTGACCCATTTGGACACGTTCCTTCTGATACTTTGATTTCTTTACAAATACAGAAGATGATAAGAAACTTAATTGAAAAAAACAAAAAATCAGAAACTTATCAAGAGGAAGACACTGCGTCTATCACGTATCTCTTAAAAAACTTAGATAAAGATAATGTATTAAATTTTAAAAACTTTCTATCTGATATCTCAGGTGGTTTAGAATTTGATTTAGTAGTTATTAGTAGAGAAGATAATTTAGACCCTTCTGTATTAAGTAAGTTTGATAACGTTAAGTTTTTAGATAATGATCAGGCATAAACTCTTTTCTAAAGGAGATTCAATACATGCTTTAATCTCTACTACAACACACCCTAATATTTTATTCGCGGTTAGAGGAGTTATTTATGACATTAAGTTTGATGAATACAATCCGCAATACCAAATTAAAATAGACAAAATGTACGAAGATGTTGCATTTGTAAAAAGGTTTTTGATTAAAGGCAGAACTATTAGAGATTTTGAAGGTGCTGACACTAGATACAAGTTAGTTAGAAAAAACATCAAGACCATAGATGAATTTGTAGAAAAAACATATAATGGTGATAATTGGGAAAAGTATCTAGTTGTTGTAGATAGTGTATATTGTTGTAAAACAAGAAAAGAGCAAAGAGACTTCTTTAATAATATACAAACATTCCTTATAGAACAAAATCTTAAAGAATTATATGATATGAGTACCAGAAGCCAATATAGCAAAGGAGAACTCTATTTTCATACTAGATTTGATTTCATTAATTCCCTTAAAAAATTCTTAGGAGAAAGGGCTCCAAATAATAAAGCATGGTTTGATAATTTAACTGAAAAACCCAATGTAGAAGATTTAGACAAACATATCTAAATTTATTAGATATATAATAAAAAAATCTTTTATAATTTTATGGGTTTCTTTGACGATTTAGTATACAAGGCACAGGAAGCAGGAGAATGGATATACACGAATGTTAAAACCGGAGTAGATGAAGCTAAATCTGGAAGAGTTGAAGGTGCTAAAGGAAATCCTGCAAAAAGTAAAGCTGAAAGAGAACGTGCTGCTAATGCTGAATTATTAGGAAACACATCTGAGCTTGCAGATAGTCCATCAGAAAAAGGAGATATTCCTCCTGCTTTTGACCAACTTAAAAGACCTGCAAAATATAATATCAGTGGTAAAACAAACAAAATAGAGATTTTTCAAGAAAAAGGAACTTCGCCAAGGTCTATAGCTAATAAATGGAGTTTATTTAGATACAGAGGTACTCCAATGCAGGGTATAGGAAATGATGAAGGTATACCAAAAGTTGGTTACACAAAGGCTCAAGTTTTTAGAATAGGAAACTCCGGTTCTCCTAAAAACCCAACTGCTAAAGTAATTATTGAAGAATGCGGAAAACTTACAGGTTCTCCAGGATATCAATATCGATATGAGGATTTTATTTACACAAAATATTATGGAAAAATACCTAATAACCAGTTGCTTACTCTTAGGAGATTTGCATTTCCAGTTATGGATAATATTATAAGACCTGTTCAATTTAATGCAGATGGTAAACCATTTAAAAATTTACAGCCAGCACTTGCACAAGCTGTAACTTTTATGGGTGAAAAGCCTGGAAATAACATGAAAGAAATACTTAAATTTACAGTTGGTTTTAAATGGAAAGAAGCTACTTCAGAATTACAAACTATTAATAGTCAACCTAGAGATAGAGGTAAACTTGGCGGTTTTATAGATTCCATGCCTTTTTCACAAAATATACAAGGAGGTCTTGCGGGAGAAAGTGCTTCGCAAACTAGAATAAGACAGCAACAAGGTGACGGTTATGACCCTGTAAAACAAACATATCCTAATCATGAATTTTCACCTTTAAATATAATAAAGAAAGTTAATATGAGAGAGGCTGGTTTAAATTTTAGCCAAGAATTCTCTTTAAAATTTCAATATGATTTAAAGGGTATTCCTGGTGTAAGTCCTAAACTTGCATTTTTAGATGTTCTTGCAAACCTTTTAATTTTAACATACAATGAAGCGCCGTTTTGGGGTGGAGCTGTAAGATATACAGGTGGTGGTAAAAAAGGTAAACCTTTTGGAGACCTTAAAAAACTACAAAGCGGAGATATTAAAGGATTTATGGGTAGTGTTGTTAAAGATTTAGCAGGAACTATTACAAAGGGTGTTAAAGATATTATGAAAGGTGGAGATAGTAAAATATTAAATAATATTTTGGGTGGAGCTATGATGGACTTATTAGGAGGACCTCAAGGTGGTACAGTAGCGGCAGCATTCTTAACTGGAGACCCTACAGGACCATGGCACCTTACAGTAGGAAATCCTCTTAACCCAATCGCTGTTATAGGAAATTTAGCATGTACTGATACTACATTTGAATTTGAAGGGCCGTTGGGTTACGAAGATTTTCCAACTACACTTAATGTAACTATTAAATTAAAACCAGGTATGCCAAGAGATAAAGGTGCTATTGAATCAATGTTTAACGCTGGTAGAGGTAGATTATATTTGGCAGAAGATGGAGTATTAGATCCTGGTGTAACTTATGATGTAGATGCGTATGGTAAAGTACAGGGAGACAAAAACGGAAACTTAGCTAGAGCTGCGGCAAAATTTGCAAACGGATAATGGAACTTAGAAGTATATTAGATAAAATAGTTGAGGCTGGTAGATTGATTCTTACTCAGCCTACAATGTTGTTTATAAACAAGGGAAATATTAAGGTTATAAAAGAACACTATGTTACCAGCGATGAACAAGGTAGAATAGATTTAATTTGTTTAGATTATTATAACACTGATGAACACATGGACTATCTTTTAAAATTTAATGGAATATCTGACCCTTTTTCTATAAAAGAAGGTGACATTCTAAAAATACCAGTTATTGGTAATAATTTTAAAGCATTAGAAAGACCTGAAGAATCTAAAGATAATATAGTTAGGCAAGAATTTTTAGATACTAAAAGATTGACGCCAAAAGACCAAAAAAGAGTAGAATTTCTTAAGAAGAAACATAAACTTAAAGAGGTATTACCACCTAATGTTCTTAAAACAGGATATAAAACTTTTAAATTTACAGAAAGAGATGGCGAAAAAGCAACTGAGTTTGGAATGGGCGCTATGTTACCTGAACCAGTAAAACCTAAAAAAGATAAAATTAGAGTTTCCAAAGGTTTAGGTAATGTTGCTGATGAAAATTGGAAAAAAGTAGATCCTGCAATATTTGATAAAGGTATGAAAGATTTAACTTTAAAAGAAGTAGATATACTTAAAAATGCAGGAATACCACTAGAAGAATTTGAAAAAGCAAAAGCTGCTAAATTAGAAGGTGATAAAAGTATTTCTGGAAAGGCAGATGTTAAAGATGTACTTGATGATAAAGGTAAAGTAATTGGTAAAGAATCTACTAAAAAATCTATAGTATACGATGCTGGTAAAAAGACTACAACTACTACTAAAACTACGGTAAAATATGATGGTACTATAGAAACAAGTCAGCAAACTACGTTTTCACTAGCAGGTGATAAGTCTAATAATTTAGATATTGAAAAGCAAAAGAAAAAGTCTAAGAATACTGAAAAAGGACTAGACGAAAAACTTAAGAATAAAAAGATTCTTAAGAAAAAAGATATTCTTAAGAAAAAAGAGAGCGATAGAAGGAGTAAACGTAATAAGAAGAGATAATGGCAGAATTAGATAATAATATATTAGTAGTATCTGAACCTTCTATTAGACCTTATAAAATCGAGGTACCTAGATTAGATGAAGATGAAGGTGGAGATAAGCAAACAAAAACTTTTGGAATTGATGTTCCTACTGTAACAATAAACGGTTATGATTTTCAAGACCATGATATTATGTCTTTTAGACTTTCAATAACTGATGAAATACCTGAACTTACTGTAAGATTAAAAGATTCTCAAGGAACATTTGATACTTCTCAATATCCAAGAGATGGAGACGCTATTACAATATACATTGGTTCAAAAAATGAGGATACATTTAAAAGTATTCACATGGATTTTGATATAGTTTCTATAACTTCTCCTAGAAAAGGTTTACCTCATAGTGAAAGAACTTATGGGTTTACTGGAATTGCAAAAATACCTGGACTTTTTACAGAAGAATGTAGAGCATTTGATGAAGGTAATAGTTTAGAGCATATTCAGCAGGTTTCTTCTAATTTAGGTTTGGGAATGGCTACAAATATTAATTCAGCAAACGATTCGCAAGTAAGAATTCAGGCTTATGAAAGAACTGTTGATTTCGTGAAAGGGGTTGTAAACGCTTCATATATAAAAGAAGAAGCATTTCAGACTTTTTATATAGACCAGTATTATTATTTGAATTTTATAGAAGTAAACAAAATTTTTAATTCTAAAAATGTTAAAGGAGAAGATGGTCAAGATTTTATAACTTCATTTAGTAGGTCAGTTTCTCAAGAAAGTACAAATGAAGATAATGACCAAATAACTTCAAAACTATATTTGACTAACAACCACTCAGCAGACGGCACTGGTAATAAAATATCTCAATGGGCTTTAAGTAATGATTCTAGCAAAATATCATTAAAGAATGGATATAAAAGAATCCTACAGATGTACGATGAACTTGAGGGAGAAAAGCTGATAGAATTCGATATTGAATCATATACAAGCACTAATTTAAGAGATACTGAAGAACCTCTTAAAGGTAGAAGAGATGAATTTCACTACGAAAGTCACATAAAACATAAATATATCGGTAGACAGCAAGACTATTCTTTAAATGGTAATGTGCATTCTAACCACAAATATTCGATGCTTAATAACTATCAAAATTTAAGAGAGTTAGAAAAAATACAATTAACAGTAGAGCTAGAAGCTTTTAATCCTGGACTTTATAGATATCAAAAAATTCCAGTTATAATGTACAATGTTGAGCCAACTAAGGTTGCAATGAATAAAGAGACTGATAAAGTATTAAAAGAAAAAGGGGCAAAGGCAGAAGAAAAAGCCTTTGATTTTAAGGATGAAGGAGAATCAGATGAAGGTCAAGAAGTTACACTTGATGATTTTGTTTCTGGTCACTACATCATAGGTGGTATAGAATATATATACAGGACTGGAGAACCATCGATTAGGCAAAAATTAACTCTTTTAAGAAGAGAATGGCCAGTTTTAGCAAATAGTATTAAATATAAATAACATGGATAAATTTACTAGAAATAAATGGCAAAAGGGCTACAGATCACACCAATACGGTGACCCAACATATATTAGCTTCTTTTTAATGTTTGATTGGGGAGAATCTCCTCTTTTTAACGGAGTAGCCGAAGATTTTTTAAGAAATGTTTTATTCGAACCGGAAAGAGCTGATAAACTTGTAAGGTTTACAAAACTTCTACAAAAATTGAATAGAGAAATGCCTTGGTATTTTTATGAAATAGAGGGTTTTGAAAATGTTTATAAATTTGAAAATTTAAAAGAAGCATATAGAGGTACTGACGACGGTATAAAAATAAAAACCATAGAAACTTTAGATTTAATGGTTGCTGGTTTAATGGATATGTATAGAGATGTTGCATTTGATATGGATAGGTGGTGCGAAGTTTTACCACATAATATGACTTATTTTAGTCTTACCATAATTGTTTCAGAATGTAGAACTATTGCTAATAGAAAGTTAAATACTAATAAAAATCAAACTAATGATTTTCAAAATGAAGAAAGAGAGTATACTGTAATAAATCAAGATATTGCATATAGTGCAAAATCACATTTTGCTGTTAAATTAGGAAAATGTTCTTTTCATACAGATTCAGGAGTTGGTATATTTGGAGGATTATCGACTTCAGAGCCTAAAATTGCAGAAAATCAAATTCAAATTAAGTATCAAACAGTAAAGTATTACAGTAAACAATACTTGAATGAATTTGAGGGTACTTTAGCTGAAAATAAACTATCTGAAGTTGGAAGTAATACTCCTAATACTGCAGGAAATGATGAAAATACTACAACGCCTTCAAGTGAGGGTGATAAAAGAAGTGGCAAAGAAGAATCTAATACTAAATCTAATAATGATACGACCAATGTTACTTTTACCGGTAAAACTGTAGAAAAGGTTGAAGGTTTTGAACAGCAGCCGCTTGAAGAAGTTTTAAGTACCGAAAGAATAGACGGTTTTGAACAGCAGCCACTTGAAGAAGTTTTAAGTACCGAAAGAATAGACGGTTTTGGAGAAAATCAAAACACAGAAAACCCCATTGAATTTGGTAGTCCAGGAAGATTAGGAGAAAACTTACTTGCTGATGCATTAGCAGAACTTGAAGGTGCTGGACAGCGTTTAAAACAAGATACTTTAGCAAAACTTCTTTTAGGAAACGTATATGGTTTAAATGCTGCTTCTAATATACAAGATGCTCTTGCTGCTGGAAGTTTAAACGGACTTAGAAATTTAGCAGTAAAAACTGCACAGGCATTAACAGACGATTCATCTCAAAATTCTAATATCGGTGCAAGTGTTGGAGATAATGTATTTCCGGAATCAATTCCTGAAGTTCCACTTAAACCTACTAACAATATTCAATCACCTCCACCTGAAAAGGATTCTAATTTAGGAAACATACATGGATAAAGACACTGAAGCAAGAATAAAAGAAATTTGCGAACATATCATAAATGGTGAATTTGAAAGACTCCGTGAACCTGAATATTTACAATTTTATTTAAACTATAGTACTGAGATAGAAGATGCTCTCAAGAATTGGTCTAAAAAATAAGATAAATATAATATGGATTCTAAAGAATTAAATATAGATAATTTAAGAGATAGTCACTGGATAGGTGAGGTTGTAGATAATTCTGACCCTTTATTAGATGGTAGATGTAGAGTAAGGGTATTTGGAAAATTTGATAATATTCCTACAAGCTCTATTCCTTGGGCAACGCCTTCAAATAGAAATACACCAGGAGCCCATGCAGTTCCTAGAGTTGGTGATATTGTTGCTATTAATTTTGATAATGGAGATATTTACCACCCTGAATATATTTACCATGTTAATCAAAATTCTGATTTTAAATCTGATATTTTATCAGAAAGTGGAGCTCCTCAAAATTGTATATCTTTAGTATATGATGCTGTCAGAAATTTAAGAGCGTACTACAGTCCTGAAAAAGGATTCATAGTAACTACAGGGGCCGGTGCTGAAGAATCTCCTTTAATTCAACTAGACTCTGAAAATAGAATTTATCTTTTTACGGAAAATGAAGTTGAAGTAAAAGCCCCAAGGGTATATGTAAACAGTCCTAATATAGAATTAGGAGAAGCTGCTGCAGAACAAGTAATTAAAGGAAATACATTCCAAGCGCTGTTTAATGCACATACACATGGTAGTGCATCACCAGGAACGCCAACAACACCTCCAATTGTATTATTAAATGGAGCAGAATTAAGTCAAGTCACTAAAACACAATAGTATGTTAAATAAAAACGGATTAAAATCTAAAATAGAAAAAAGAATTAAAGAGTTAGAAGAGCCACTTGCTAAAAAGCTTGCAGGTGGAGATAGTAAAGTAAGAGTATCTAACTTTGTAACAGATGCATTCGATACTGAAGATTTAGTTATGCCACCTGCTGGTTTATACAAAGCTCAGAAAAATATTGATAAATGGTATCAAGATAATTTAGAGCCTCCAGGAATAGATCAGAACAGTTTTAAAAAGAAGCAGTGGAAAAACTTTGCAGATGAAGTATCGGGACAAATATCAAAAGAGTTAATTGATGTCTTATCAAAAGAACTTTCTAAAATTATAGCCGAAGAGATAGATGCTTATGTAAAAGATGCAGATATAAAATTGACAATACCTCCAGGGTTTTTACAATTGCAGAGTCCAGCAGGTCCAGCTACAAATGCAGCACCAATTACACTTAACCCATTGAACTTTTCGTTTAAATAATTAAAAGAATATATAATTAAACCTTAAAAATATAACAAATGATTAACAAATCTGACGCCGATTGGTTTGATGCCGACGGTAACTTTGATTGGGATGGCTATGAAGCCACTTGCCCATCAGCAATTAGGAAGGGAAATCCTCACATTAAAACAAACGATCCAAAACACAAAGTATTTTGTAGAGAAAGCTACGCACAGGAGCTTTATGATAAGTACAACAAACATGATGAAGACTCAAATACTTTGTCAAAAGTTGAACACGGCGTTCAATACACCGGTACTGTTTATTCTACTAAAGGCAGTACATCTACTGTCGATATTGGATATAGACAACTTGTCTTTATTAATCTACAAAAAGAAGACCCTGCATTTAGAGAATTAGGAAAAACAATAGGCTCTGAAGTAGACGTTACAATTACTTCTGACCCTTTTGATGATTCAGTATCTCTATACGGTTCATTAACTGAAGGAGCTAGAAAAAAGACATTCACTGAAATGCAAGCTGCTATCGAAACACAAGATACGGCATGGAGTGGTAATGTTACTAAAATGATGCAAGAAGCAGGATATATTGTTCGTGTAAATGGAATTGACTGCTTTATGCCGGGTAGTTTAGCTGGTATTAATAAACTACATGATTTCTCTAGTATTATAGACACTGACATGTATGTTGTTCCAGTAAGTTTTTCTAAAGAAAAAGGAACTATTGTAGTTTCACATAGAGCTTATTTAAAGACTATGATTCCAGGTACTATTGATAAACTTAAAGAAAATTTAACTCAAGAAATTACTGGTACCGTTACAGGTTCAGCCAAGTATGGAGTATTCTGTGAATTTAATGAATGCTTAACTGGTATGATTCATGTAAATGATTTAGATTCTGATTTGTTAGTAAGACATAAGAATAGAGAAATAGTTCCAGGAGAAGAGATTACATTTAGAATCAAAGATATTATTTCAAATGATAAAATAACTCTTACTCAAAAAGATGAGGTTGCTGCAAATCCTTGGTTAAAAATCAATGAGAAGTTTAAACCTAATTCTGATGTTTTAGCAACTGTAAAATCATGTAAAGATTATGGATTGTTTATTGAAATAGCGGAAGGTATTGTTGGCTTATTACATGTAAGTGAATTTGAAAATACAGAAGCTTTAAAATCGTATAAACCTAAGCATAAAATAAACGTTACAATAACTAGAATAGAGGAAGATACAAAGAAAGTTTTCTTAAAACTTGCTGAGTAAAATCTATTTTTAGATTATTAGATTATACGTGATATATAAAGAAAGTAAATTTATCACATGCTCACGTATCAAATTATTAATGACGATAGAAAAGAAGACATTCTAGAAATGGGGCTAGTTGGAGTAGAATTCGAATTTTACTCCAACAAGTCTTTAGAAGATACTAGAAAAGAAATAGCATCTCTTTTAGGTAAAAAGGTTAGGTTAGAAGATAAAGCGCATAGTGACTTCCAACCAACTAAAAAAGAGTTTAAATTAGAACCTGACATGTCAGGTGGTAAAGGCTTGGTCGAATTAGTTACTGGAGCCATACCTTATAACGATGCTAGAAAGATGATTATCGACATGTTAGCATGGATCGATAAGAATGGATATACTACTGAAAAGTCATCAATACACTTAAATGTAAGTTTTGATTCTGACAAAGTAGAGTACCCTGAATTTATTCAAAGAATGGATGCTTTAAAGTTTATATTAGACTTTAACGAGGCTGAAGTTTACAAAATGTTTCCAAATAGAGAAAATAGTGTATACGCAAAATCAATTAAGTGGGTAGTACCTAAATTAGAATCTACTTATTTTAATGGACAGCATATTAACCCAATGTCATTTGACTTTCCTAATGAAAAGTATTATGGAGTAAACTTTGAAAAATTACAAAAAGGATATTTAGAGTTTAGATATATTGGCGGTAAAGATTATCAAAAGAAGACTTCAAATATTCTTTATTTATTAGAAAGATTTTTATTTCAATTATGGAATACTGCAAAAAGTAAATCATACACTCAATTAAATCTTTTAGAATTAAAGAGAATATTGAATAAAAACAATCCATATATTTCAGTACTTAAAGACCATACAAGGTTTAAAGAGTTTTTTCCAGAAATAGAGTTAACCGTTGATTTAAAGAAATCTGATAAAATCATATCTCTTTATTGGGACAAGATTAAGTTTAGTGTAGTTAAGTTAATCAGCCATGGCTCTTTGTCGAAAGGTTATATTAACTATGATAGCGACATTGGAAGAGTTCAGGTTAAAGAAGGTGAACTATCGAATTGTTTCGATTTGAATAATTACGACTTTATAGACTGCAAGATATCTGGAACTTTTTCTTTTTGTGATATATTTAGATCTGAAATAAAAGATGCTAATATGTTAAGGTGTAACCTTTATCAAAACACTATGGTTTCAGGTTCTAAAGTAGAATCTTGTTATGTTAGTAGAGAATGTGAACTTACAAACTGTTATGTTTTCCAATGGGATTCAATATTTAAAGGAAGAATGATTGGTGGTATATTTAGACATGGCAAAATAAGCAAGTCTGCAGAGTTTGATAAAACTGAAATAATAAATAGTAAAAAAATAGATTAAAAATGGCAAAAATAAGAACAGGAGAACCCTTAGATTTTCAAAATGAAAGAGACTATGGTGCAGAATGTCTAGCTGCTTTTTTAGCAGAAATTGGTTCAGAAATTACAGGTGCATGTATGGTACCTTTAAATTTACCAGAGCCTGAAGTTAAAAATATAACTAAAAGGGCTATTAAGTGGTTTAGAAAAAATTACGAATATAGTTTAAGACAAAACTATTATCATGTTCCTTCTGAAGTTTTTTCATCTGATTATTTTAAAGATAACAGATCAGTAAATTTTGGACCACAGGAACTTGATGGTTCTGGTGAAGTTTTTTCTATTTATGGAGTTTACGATTTAGCATCTGGTTGGAATTCAGGAGCGTCTGGTTTTGACTTAAGATTTACTGAAGGGAATGACTTCGCTATTGATAAAATGTTATTTAGAAATGCATTTGAAGGTTCAGGTGCTTCAGAGTCTGCTGAAGAGTTACAATACTATGTAATTAACCAAAGTTACTTTGATATGGCTAGACAAATATTAGAGAATCCTTTAAGTTTCCATTATTCACAATTAACTGGTGAATTGAAATTTATGGGAGATACTCCTAAAGGTGATGTTATTTTAGAGCTTTACGAAAGTATTCCTGATTGTGCATTGTATAATGATGAAATCTTTTTTAGATATGTTGCAGCTAAAGTAAAAGTTGCAATTGGTTCTAAATTATCAGTGTTTAAGTTTTCTCTACCAGGTGGAGTTGAAATAGACTATGATGGTATTTTATCAATGGGACAAGAAGAACTGGAAGGTGTTAAAGAAGAAATAAAAGGAGATGAAGGAGTAGATTGGATGTTTCACTCCTAAAAAATAAGATAAATAATCTATGGAATTATATGTTAAAACGATAGAAGACCCAAATCACAATGTAAATACGGTTCATATTGAGAATGAGATATCACAACTTATTACTCAAATTGAGACTATGCTTTTTACAGATAAGGGTACCGTTTTAGGAGAACCTGGATTTGGTGCAAGTTTAGAAACTTTAATATATGAACTGAATGCAAATGAAGAGCAAGTTAAAGGACTTGTTAAGGAGCAAATAGACATGTATATCCCTTTAGCACAAAAGTATGATACTAGAGTAGATATTACTTTTCAAAGAGGAGAAATAAGAGATATTGCAAACTTAAATGTAATAATTGACTCTCAATATTTAGTTGGGGTCAGGATAGAATAATAAATAAAAAAATGGCTGAATTAAAATTTTTAGAAAAAGCAAGAGTTAATGCTAAGCAAATATATGGCGATGCTTCTAATTATATTGGAAGAGTCTATGGAAGAGCTGGTGACTTTTTTACAACAGCTTCACCATTTGCTCAAATATTAGAAGTAATGTCTGAGATGAATGAAATGCTTATGTTCTATATAGAAGACTCTACAGTAGAGCAAAACATTTACACTGCACAGCAGCCTGAATCTATATATGGACTTGCTAGACTTGCCGGTCATGACCCAACAAGAGGGTTTGCAGCAACTGGAGAAATTAGGTTTAGATGGAAACCAGGTGCTAAAGATGATATTGCTGGAAACAATTTAATTATACCTGTAAATACTAAAATTACATTTGAAAATAATGGTCTTACTTATTTCTTAAGAACGCAAAAAGATGAGTTTCTTTTACCTAAATCTTCAAATGGCTGGGTTCAAGCAAGTATAATGCAGGGCGAATTAGAATCTCAAACAGTTACTGGAACTGGAGAAAAGATGCAAAGTTTTAATATTAAAGTACCCGGAACAACAGACCACAACTATGTTAAAGTATCTGTAAATGGCGAATTATGGACTAAATTTGATAGTCTATATGAAATGAGACCTACAGATAAAGGAGTTTTGATTAAAAGCGGAATTAGTGGTGGAATTGATATTTACTTTGGAACTGGTAATTTTGGTTCTATACCTCAAAATGGAGCAGCAATAGAAATACAATATTTAAAATGTGATGGAGCTGCAGGAAACTTAAATCAATCAGGTGATTTAAGTTTTAACTGGATTGAAGAGGGTTCTGATTCAACAGGAGAAGATTATGACTTAAATGAACTACTAGATTCTGAAGTATTGATTACTCCTTTTATGGGAGCAGATCCAGAGTCTACTGAATTTACAAAAATGCTAACACCAATGGCTAGCAAAAGTTATGTTTTGTCAAATCCTGACAACTATGAATATTTCTTATCTAAATACGGTCAATTTAGTTATTTAGATGCATATAATACAACAGAAGACGGCTATTTAGATGATGACAACGTTATTTATATTTTTGCTATTCCAGATTTAGAAAAAAGATTATTGTCTGGTACTGATTATTTTTCAGTTCCGCAAGAAGAATTCTTTTTCAGCAAAGAAGAAACTGATAGATTTATTGGTGTTATAGAGGATAGTGGTCAACAAATGGTTACAAGTGAAGCTGTATTCGTAGAGCCTAAAGCTATTAAATATAGAATGGATATATCTATAAGATGGTTTGAAGGATTTAAGCAAGAAGATATTTTTAATGACATCAGAGCTGCGGTTAGTAATTACCTTATAAAAATTACAAGAAGGGATAAACTTCCTAAAAGTGATATCGTTGCCTTAATCGAGGATGTTGAAGGTGTTGATGCCGTAAATGTTCAATTTGTTTCGAGTGTTGAAGAAGAGGCTAGAAGAAATGGATACTACACTTATAAAAAGATTACAGTTACCCCCACAACGCCTGAACTCCTCGGCAACGACGGAGACCAAAAAAGATTAGTGTTCTTTAAAAGAACAGAAGAAATTAAAAAAATAACGCTTGACCAGCCAGACATGTTAATTCCTGTTTCAGGAGGAGATAAGGCTATAGAAGATTGGTACAATAAAATAGGTTTAGATAAGTATGGTGACATTATTTTAGATAAAGATGAAGTTGCTGTATTTAGAGGAAATTGGGAAGATAGAGATGGGAATCTTGTAAAAGATACTCCAGCTATTGGTGAAATGAGTTCACTTTCAATTTATTTTGATAATCCACCAGTTCCTAGAACTATTTATAGTAGAATTCAAGCAGGAAATAGAAGAGCATTGTAATGGGACTATACGACGATTTATATAGATATAAAAGAGAAAAAAGATATAATTACCAGAAGGTACGAAAAGACAATAGACTTAATTTAGGTTATGACTATTCTGATGACCTTATTAGGAATAATATCTCTAGTCATATTTTTAGAAATGACACTATTCGAGATTTTATAGGTTTTTGTACAGATTATTATATGAATACAATAAAACAAATCCGTAAAATGAAAAATTGGAAAAACTTTACGGTCGATAAAGATGATAAAAACGTAAGATAATGGCAGAATATCCTTATTTAAGATTTTTTAATGGTGTAGAAAATGAACTAAATTTAAAAGAAGATTTAGTTTCTGGAGTTTTAAAAGGTTCAATCTTTTTACCAGAAGTTTCTACAGGTTTATATGAATCTGCAAACCTTTTTATTCTTGAAGAGCAAAAAGATGCTCAAGGAAACCCAGTATGGGGTACTCCAATTGGGGAATCCGGATCAACTCAATTTAAAGTTGAATGGGTTGATGATGTTTATTCAAGCAATGACTTGTTTTTCTATGGTACTAGAATAGAAGATGAAACTGTAAAAATTCAAGAATTAGATACTTTAACTTTAGATACTTTAGACCATACAAACCTAGTATCTACTGACGTTACAGGTCTTAAAGAAGTTTCTGATTATATTAATAGTGCTATGCAAATTAATATTGGTTTATCTTCTGCAAATGAAGGTAGACATGATAAAGTTTTAAGAATATCTGATACCTTTGATGATACTGTTTTGGCTGAAATATTAGTGTATGGCGAAACTATCGGCGAAGATGAAAGATTAAGAGACCTTTTACAAAATTTAGGAGGCACATTAGATGATGGCGATTTTATTATGTTTAAAGAGCATGATATTAATGAGTATGGAATTGATTGGAAATTAATGAACCAAAAAAGAAGAGAACTTCTTTTAGAATTACATAATATAAAACCATTTGTAGGAACATATAAAGCAGTGTTGAATGCAATTGACTTTTTTGGATATAACAATATCACATTAAAAGAATATTGGTTAAATATAAATCAAGAGAGCGGAGCTTTTGGAAAATTACAAGCAGTTCCAGTACCTGATACAAATAGTGGTTTTTCATATAAGAAACGAAAAAAGTTTAATTTACCAAATTCTAATTTAAAGAAGACTTCTAGATTTTCTTTAGTTTACAAATTAAATAACCCAACTGGTGGGTTTGATAATTGGGATATTCCAGAAGTGGAAGAGGCTTTTGATTTTACACCTGAAGAAGTATTAATAAAATTATATGGTCTAAAGAGTAAATTACAAAGAGACTATTTACCATTACAGGCAAAGATTGTAGATATTACCGGAGAAGGAGACTTTTTTGACCAAAAAAACATAAACACTTGGAATAATCAAGAGCCTATTGCTCTTTTTAATGAAGGAAAAGATGTTGATTTTAAAGTTTTTCCGGAAAATAAACAATTGTACATAGAAGACTATAAACTATTAACAGACTCTAATATACTTATTGGAACTTCTCCTGGTTCTATTATAGGACTGGAAGAATTTGATGACATATCTCAATCAGATAGAGAATTACTTCTTTCTGACTTTGAAAATTTCTATTTAAAATATTACGAAGAAGATAAAGATAGTTTCAACAATAGTGTTCTTGGGTACTATGACGTACCTGTTGGTTCTCCATTAATTTTAGAATGTACTTCATTACCACAAACTTGGGAAGATGCTGATTTTCCATGGGCAGATGCAATAGACCCTCAAATTACATGGAATAACTGGTGGAAAAGAAATGTTTATGAAATTGAATGGAAAGTAACTGGTCCTAGAGGATATTCTCAATCTTTTAAAGGAGACATTGGATATTGGGAAACTAATGGTCTTACTTCACCTGATGAAATTTTGACATGGCATCCAGAAATGCTAAAACTTGCAATTATAGTACCATATACTGGAGATTATGCAGTTGAATTAAGACTTACTGACTTAAATGGTTTTACAAGTTTCCATAAAAAACAAGATGTATTTAACGTTAAAGTTAAACCTATTGAATTGTATGGAATTTATCAATGGAAAGAAAATACTGATTGGAGAAAATGGAAAACTTCATGGGATAATACTGGAGGATATTGGGATTTGCCTACTGAAAATTTAGAAAAAGTTAGAGATAGTTTTCAAAGTTTATATCTTACAATGGATAGAAATAATTATCTATATGATGAATCTCAAGGAAAGCAATTTTCAACGGTTAGAAGATTTATAGACAATGACCCTTCTAATTTAACAGGTTATGGAGAAACTACAGGACCATATACATGGGATGCAATTGATGAAGTAAGGTGGAATGATTTTAAACATGCTTGGTGGAATTCAACTAGAATAGGTTCAGATTTAGCAGCTAGTTTTAAAATATCAGATGCTTATCAAGGTAATGTTTTAACAATAAAGCATTTCGATCCTATTACAAAAGAAAATAAAATTGGATATCATACTATTGTTTCTTCCACACCAACCGGTACTGGAGACATTGCTGGATGGCAAGCAATTGCTGATGAATTAAACGCATCAACAGATGAAATAATTTCTAAATTTAATTACAATCCAGTATTTGAAGATACTAATAACGACGGTGCGGTAGATACTTTTAATTTTATGTTAGGTGTAGGTAAAAACTATTCTTATTCATATGACTTTGATAGTGTATATTTCAGCATAGGTTCTGGTACGGCAAATGGTCTAATTATAGGTGAAGTTCATTTTACTTCTTATAACCCAACATTTGATAGTGTTCGTATTATAAATGGCAGCGCTGATATTGAAAGGTCTACACATGTAACTATTTCAGTTGATAAAACTCAGATGCCTGGTATTAAAAATCCAGTATGGAAAATATATAAAGATACTAACGCAGATTACAGTGATATATATTATGATAATATGTGGTTACCATACTTATTTCAAAAACAAGGTTCTTATAGAATATCCTTAGAATTGGAAGACAGTAACGGTAATAAGAATAGTATCGAAAGAAATATGATAAACGTAAAATAAAAAAACAATAAAAAATGGCAGTTATAGAAATTTTAGGAACAGATTCATTATCTTCGTCAAGAACGACACTTAATGATAACTTTAATGCTTTACAAGATGAGATAGTAGACATCAAAGCATTATTAGATCCGACAACAAACACATTAACGGGAGTTAATGCAAATTTACTTTCATTAGTTGTATCTGGTGCTACTACTCTAGCAACATTAAGTTCAACTTCACTTGACAATACTGGCGAAAGTAATTTGGGAGGAAGCGTAATAAAGTCTGGTTCTTATCAGGATATCGCAACACCTTCAGCAACCTTACCAGCTACATTAACAGATTATAACTATTTTGTTGATTGTACAGTCGCATTAACATTAGTTGCAGGTTCAGAAGGTCAAGAAATTACATTAATAGCAGGAGTTGCAGGAGATGTAGATGCAACAAGCGTCGCAGCAGCTACTAATATTACATTAAACAGCGTAGGGAGTACATTATCACTAAGATACTTAGGTTCTAGTTGGTATGTTGTAGGTTCTCATGGCGTTACAATATCTTAATAAAAACAATAAGTAAATGGCTACACCGTTAGTAAGAATACCACAAGTACAAGGAGGCACAATGTATGCCTTCGCAAATGGAACAAGAGATTTAACAAGGGCATTTAATAATGCAGACCTTGAATTTGACTTTTCAAAGTATGCTCTTTTAGATTTGCCTAATTTTCAAGCACCTTCGAGTGGAGAAAATACAATTCAGTTTGATTCATTAATAGATTATTCAGGAGCGGCTTACGTTCCTTCTTCTAACGCTGCTGTAGAATTTGCTAAAACTTTTCAAAATTATGCACTTAACTTGGAAGATTTACTTTTACAAGATGATGATTTTGATTCTACTCTTTTTAGTTCAGATGCAGAAAAGATATTTTTTAAATGGATGGAAAAAACCGGAGCAATTAGATTCAAAACTGCCGATTCTAATGAAGCTGCAAATGTTGGTTTTTCTACAGAAGAATTTAATGCTTCTGGAACTGGGACAGATTATGAAAGAGTAGTAAAATATTTAGGTACTATTGATGTTGGAAATGATATCAACTATAAAGGACAAGCATATCAAGAAGTTTTTATAAATGTACCATCTAGCATAGGTTACACACCAACTATTTTATTCAATAATACAAACTATAATACTACACAAACTTCTATTCTAGGAGAGGCTGATATTAATGGTAGAGCTGGAACAACACATCCAGATATAAACTTAGATACTGAAACTCTTGCTGATGTCGCTTCTGGTGAATATTTAGTAGGACCAACATCTTCTAATTATGGAATTGATTGGGAGGCTGATAACTATGCTAATATTGTAAATTCTTCAACATTACAAACTTTAGAAGATTTTGCAAAAACTGGTCAAGATTTTAGATTTAATGCTGTATTAATTTATTATGACCTTTATAGCAAATCAGTACCTTCTAACAGGTCAACAAATCTTTATGGTATCTTAATACTAGATAACCCACAAGATAATCCAGGTGCAGCAAGTAGTTCATATATTCCTGAAATTGTAAAATACAAACCTAATGAAATTACTGGTTTAAATGGTAATGCATTTGGTCTTAAATTAAATCTTAAATTTAATTCATCTTTAGATAATGTTGGGGTTGAAGTAAACGTAAATGACTTTACGACATTCTCAATGGACTTATTTATGGATACGACAAGTTCATTAGAGCAAGCAACTAAGATTTTAAGAGATGCTAATATTAGATATAACACAATTTCTTCAAGAGTTGATGAGGTTGAAAACTTAATAGCAACAACAGAAGGAACTGATTTAATAATTAGCAGGTTAAACGAATTAGAATCTTCTTTAGAAAATGCTTCACTAAACCTTGCTGATGCAGACAGTTTACTCAGCTTAATCACAAGCGCTAATAATAGAATCAATCAGATAGTTGATGGAACTATTCCTACAGAGGTTCAATATAACACTGATGTATTGGCTGCTGGAAATGGAATTCTTTTAGATAAAAGTATACCAAATAAAATAAAAGTCAATAATAATTTAAAAGGATATTCTTTAAATAGACCTTATAGATTTAACGAAAACACATTGACAAGATATACTGAAATTTCAGCGGCGTCTCAATACGATCCGACACAATCTTCAACTTATGGTATTTGGACTCAAATTAAAGATTTTTCAAATCAGTTAAGATTAGCAGGAAAAGTTACTTCCGGAAGTGCTGATACAAATATCAATATA